ACTGTTTTTAATAGTCAACATTAGACGGGAGATTAGAAAATGACTATTTATCAAGAAATCACAGATTCAATCATCGCTGAACTGGAGCGGGGTGCTACGCCATGGGTTAAGCCTTGGAATGCACCTACCAGTGCCGATAAAAACATTGCAAGCGGCAAAGCTTATCGCGGCATTAACCGGCTATTGCTGGCAATGATCAGCGGTATCAAAGGCTACACAGTGCCTTCATGGGGAACTTATGACCAATGGCAAAAGCTTGGCGGCAATGTACGCAAGGGTGAAAAAGCCGCAAAGATCATCTTTTGGTCGCAAGCAAAAGACAAAAAGGCCGAAGCTTCAGGCGAAGATAAGTTCTATCAATTCGCACGTGCCTACTGTGTTTTCAATGTCGCACAAGTAGACGGTATTGACATAATAGCAAGTGAAGATCAGCCGGTTAGCGATAATGAAAAGATTGAAGCTTGCGAAAGCCGCATTGCAGCTACACAGGCCAAGTATTCTATCGGCGGCGATACAGCCTGCTACATTCCAAGTATTGATTCAATCAAAATGCCAGCACTGAACACGTTTCAAAGTGCTGAGCATTACTACGCAACCTTTTTTCACGAACTAACTCACTGGACAAGTGACAAAACCCGCTGTGATCGTGATTTATCTAAGGGCAGGTTTGGCAATGCTGACTATGCTTTTGAAGAATTAGTTGCCGAATTAGGCGCGGCTTTCCTTTGCCAGCAACACGGTATCGCTGGAGACTTGCGCCATGCTGGATATATCGAATCATGGCTGAAATGCCTGAAAAGCGATTCACGGGCTATTTTTAAAGCTTCAGCATTGGCGCAACAGGCAAGCGATTTTATCCTTGCCAGCGGGCAGGAAAAGCCGATTCTTGACGATTCTGAACTGTTAGCAGCATGAAACAAAGCAGGGGATTTTCCCCTGCTAACTTACCTTTAAAGGGGATTAGACATGTTTATTAAAAACACAAAAGACTTAAAAGACGCATTGCGTAACGGAAAATACGCATGGCCCGGCGGTTATCCTATGTATTTCATAACAGATGACGGTGAAGCATTGTCTTTTGAATCCGTTTTCGATCATCTGAAACAAGTATTGCACTCAATTAAACATAAAGACATGTATTCAGGCTGGCGCGTTATTGGCGTTGATGTCAATTGGGAAGATGATCAACTGTATTGCGCGCATTCGGATCAAAAGATCGAATCAGCATATTCTGAAGATTAAACAATCATTTATAGGGGATTAGACATGTTTAATGATTATTTCGATTTCAATATCGCCGGTCAATTCTTGCCGGGTTTATTCAATGGCGATGATTCTTGCCTTGATGACTATGAAAGCAAATTGCTAGATCAATTTGCTGATCACTGGCAAAGCTTGAAAAACGCTACTTGGAATTGCAATAAAGATTACCCGGAAGTTAATCGTTGCGACATTACCGGCTTAATCGCTGATACGTATCCAGTTCGCTTATATTTCACCAATGACAATAAGGGTGAATGACATGATTGAAGCTAAATTTCCCAAATATCAATCTGAACAAATAGCGCGTAATTGGGGATGTTTCAATTGCGGCAAGCCATTAACGGATCAAATAAAAATTCAAGATTATATTTCAGGCAAGTATGTTATCAAGTGTATTCCTTGCCAGATGTTTACATGGTTTGACATTGGGGATGAATGACATGATTGAAAAGACATTAGACATTCTGTTAATACTTTTTACTCTGACAATATGGTGCTGGATTGTTCACAGAGTTATTTACTTGCTGACAATATAGGGGATTAGACAATGGATAATTATTCTGACGTTTTACTTTCGACGGGCCGCACAATTCGACACGAACGGCATGAAGCCGGTTATCAAGTAGCAACCCCAACTACTGGCCCTCAAGAAATGACAGAAGACGAATGGATTGAATATAGTCAACTATTCCAAAATAAAGCGTTTTAAGCCGTTTTTCTCATTCAGGGTTGTCTAGGTATTGGCAACCCTTTTTTATCGCCTTGTAGGCGGTTTAAATCAATTCTAGGGGTATCACATGGCAAAGATCAAAGATCAAGTTATCAGAGCAAACGAATTAAGCGATATTCAGATTGACGAAAATATCAATATGCAAACAATAATAGAGTCACTTATCGAGGGATCAGTGGCGTTCAACATGTTGGCAAACCATGCGCCAGAACCTGATAAGCAATACTTTCTCGGCAAGCGTGACGAATTGCTTAGTTCTGCTGCGTTTTTGACATCACTGGATTAAACGGCTTTTGAGCGCGTGTAAGGTAGGGGTGGTATCTTTCCCCTGCCGTACCCGCGTTTTCAGTCCTACGCGCCCGTACACACGTTTAAACCCTATTCAGGAGGAACCATGTCCTCAGCCAAGAAGCTTTACGCTGTCACTCCGCTGGCACACCCGGCCAAGCAGCCGGATGCGAGACCCAAAAGAGAAAAGCAGCAAGCAGAAAAAGCCACATCGATTTTGGATCAGAACTTTGCGTACACTCCAGCCGCAGCTACCGATTTACGCGCTAGGTTTAAGCAGATGGGTTTCCGTACACCAAAACCTAAGAAAGTCCGATGACCATAGTCTATATATATTCTATATAGACGACTATAGCCATAGACGTAGTACAGTCATAAGGATAGCCATAGTCATCAGTATACATAGTCAGAGTTACATATTGAGAAATAATATGTTTTAACAATTCTCTGTATATCGATAGTAATGTTCCTATGGCTATGAATATTCCTATGGCTATATAGTATATATAGACTATGTAAATGTTAATCGATAGTTATAATTTATAGATAGTCAGAATACAATTAACATTATTCATTTACAATAATACGCATAATCATTTAATGTTAAGTCCCACCTGTTCATGGTCTGTGCGGGTTTCCAACGGGACAAGACTGACAGCCCGGAAAGACGGGCAATTTTATAAGGGGATCAAAATGAAATATCTACTTTCCATCTGGCTTTTCGTAACCGCTTCCGCTGCCTACGCAGCCTGTACTACTCACACCTATTTCATGAACGGACGTTACGTAACCTGTACCACTTGCTGTGACTTTAATGGCAATTGCACAACCAATTGCTTCTGATTAGACAACCCTTACTGGGAGATGAGAATGACATACCTAAAAGACATCAAGCTATGCGTTGACTGTGCCTTTTACGGCAACCATGTAGGCCAGCGCGACAAGTGTATAAACCCCAAGCTAACCACTATTGACCTCGTAACCGGCGGTCAAAACTATCCCTACTGCTACGCAGAACGGCGCACTAACCTCTCTGACCATTGTTGCGAACAGGCAAGATTCTTTGTCCTAAATGCAGACGCAGAACAAGACCGCCTGCAACGCTTAGCAGAGTTCGAGGAGGCCATGCGTGACGCACCTACCCTATAGTCCTGAAGACCTACAGCGCGTCATAGAACGCCTTACAGGGGTTCTGGAAGACGAGTTTGGCGACGACATGTCAGCTTGGGGTGCTACTGCGATGGTGCTGTTAAAGATCATCGTGGACATTTCTGGCGCAGATATGAACGAGATTGCAGAGCAACTTAAAGACGATGGCGGGAGGTTCCTGCAATGATTACTTTGACCAGAGAGGAAGCTCAGCAGGTGCTGAAAGTTCTGGAATATCCCGGCCCATCTTGGCCTGAGTCTCGTACAGAACTTGCGGTCGCACTCCGTTACAAGTTAAGCGCACCTGAACCGGAGCCGGTGGCGAAGTTGTTTGGAACCCTTCCGGTGTATGAAACAAAACAAGACGGAATCTTGACTGTCAACGCCCCACCACAGCGCGACGAAGCGTCAGCTAAAGCTGCCGAATGGCAGGGGCTGACGGATGAGGAAATACGCAACGAAGCTAAAAATCATGTATTTGATGAATCGTTTTTTAGTGGCGCAATATGGGCAAGAGGGCAAATAATGGGGAAAAACAATGAATGAGAACAAGCCAGAAGTAAGGTCAGACATTGACCAGATATATTCGGCAGTCATGGCAGACACCGAAGCGTTAGAAGAAGCCAAGATGACTTTGGAAGTCATCAAGAAAACTGACCCCGGCGTTTACGACGAGATGATTGACGACACGCTTTCTCTTATTCGTAAGGCACTTAGTAACTCTATTCTCGGCGCTATTGATAGGTTAGTAGACCCAGAGGAGCCAGTCGCGTGGGTAGTTTACGAGAGTGAGAATAACGATATTGTCTGGACTGAAGCGGGTAAGAAATTAAAACAAAACACGCGGCTCTATACTTATCCTCCAAAGCGTAAATGGACAGACGATGAATTTATTGCCGAAGCTGTAAAGCGTGGACATTACACAGCGGAGGAAAAGAAAGAATGGAAAGGCTTAGAGGCTGATGGCGAAAGCCAAGAGATTTGGCTAAAAGTTATGGAAGAAACTAAAGACAAACGACACCTTCCTATTCTTGAGTTTGCAGTCGCCATCGAAGCCAAGCTAAAGGAGAAGAATTATGACTAGCACTAACACTTCAGATTTTGATCCAGCAGTACGTAATGCAGCGTGGTGGTCTAGTGATAGCCGTATGGCAGTCAACGGTAAAGCAGCGCAAGCTATCCTGATAAAACAGGGCAAGATGGAGCCGCCTGACTTATCTGACATTGAAGAAGTACAGATGGGCAAGGTGATGGAACCTACCATTGCGCGGCTATTCCAAGACAAGCACAGGATTGAACTTAAAGACTTGGATTGGATAGGCCAGCACAGTAAAGAAACATGGCTGAAAGCTCACGGGGATTACATATCTGCTGATGGCAAGACGTTAGTAGAGTGCAAGAACTATAACGCTGCCAGTATTAAGAACTTTGATGAAGATGGGAACGTCATACCGCCAGCAGACTTCGTGCAGTTACTACATGAAGCAGCATGTTTCAACGTAGATAACATCTATCTTGCTGTTCTGTTCGGTGGTCAGAAGTTCCGAACATATCACTTCACCATTGCGCCTGAACAAAAAGACGAGCTTGTGCAGACGATGGCTAAGTATTGGGGCATGGTGCAGTCAGGTGTTGCGCCAGAACCAGACAGTATTGAGGCTGCAAAGATCGTTTACCCGGTTGCTGATATTGACGCAGTTGTGGCTACACAGGCAGCAGAGAAAGCCGTAGCTGTACTGAAAGAGTACAAGGCTAGGATTAAGCACCTAGAAACAGAAGCAGAGAAGGTAGAGCTAGAGCTACGCAAGTATATGGGGACTGCGCCAGCATTGTTGACGGTGGATGGTCACACTCTCATAAGCTGGAAGAACGATAAACCGGGGTCTAAGTTCGATGCCAAGCTATTCCAAAAAGCCATGCCGGATGTTTACCAGAAGTTTGTGGTCGAAACGACGGGTGTTAGACGCTTCCTACTTAAATGAGAGTGATAACGATATGTTACTTAATCAATCCGCAAGGCATGTATT